CTTCGACCAGTCATTCCGCTGGTCATCTCCCTTCGGGGAGTAACACACGGGTCGTTGAGACCCAGGCCGGACCGGTCAACGTCTATAATCAGACGTTTGGTATCGATACGACACCAGTCCCTAAGAAAGGGGATTTCCAGAAAATCTGGAGGAATCCAATTTTGGATATCTGCCAAAGATTGGCAGTCTGCAATACGCAGAATGGTCGTATTGTCGACCCCAAAGCCAAATATGGGCTGGTGGGGAAACCCCGCCTTTTCCAAATGATTGGAAATAGGTTGCGTGTCACAACCTGGAGGAGATTCTCCTCGTTATCCGCTAAACAGTGGAAGACCTTAGAAGAGGCCTGGTGTGCAAATATGCACACGGTACTCCTTAATCCGGAGTTCATACCAAATCGGTGTGATTGGGCCTTATATAAGGCAATTTCCATATATAAGATATGGTTTATTGAGTTTTTTACTCAAGGCCTTTACTTAAAGGGTGAACGTGGTTACTACGTTAAGTTGTACAACACAACTAAGGGTCTTAGGTCCCTGAAGGCAGTTGCTGCCTGGATTGGTTGGCAATCCTGCTCTGATATGAGCAACGAGAAACCCTCGCCACTTCCATTCTGGAAGGGTTGGATCACGGCCATTGGCCGCCTCCGACTCCCGTGGTTCGCGGGACATCTCGAACGTTATCGAGATATTCTTCTTAAGAAGAACTCCGATCTGACCGATCGGGATCTGCACGTTCTGTGTCAGATACGCACCTTCGGGCGTGCGTTGCCTTGTGCAACGGCCGACATGTGTCGGGACTCCCTTGTGGAGCAAATGACGGTACTAACTACCGATCGTCCGATTGACGAAAAGGTTAGACAAACCTTTGGGCATTTTGCCGGCAAAATGTCGGCAACTCTCGGTTTCCGAGAAATGCCAACGCATACGCACATAAGTGTGTCAACCAGCGGTGAGCTGGATACCCCATCGAAGGATGGTGGAAAAGCCGAGGCTTGTCGCAAGGCTCTTGCGAACTTGGATATCCCAATGTCAGACCTTTTGGTCTCTCAGGACGGACTGTCCTTTGGTCCTATAACGGACCTCCCAGAATTTGGGATAGTACCAATCGGTACTAAATACGTCTATTTAGACGCTTACAATTGTGAAATTGTTAGGAATATAAAATTATTCCTGCCCGATTCGGGCCGAGCACAAATGAAACGTGCTGATCGGATATCCGATTGTATCTACCGTGCGGTAGGACCGAGGGGTTCCGTCGGCTTTGCGGATCGCAGAGATCAGGCTGAACGCTTGATGGGCCAGAAGCTGGCCTCACCCTCTACTGGGTCTCACCTATTATGGTGCTCTACTGGGGGTGCCCTCAGTCATGGTCGATACGACCCAGTACCAGATTGGTACTTTAAGGCGAAAGACCTTATCCTGCCGGTCTGGCTGGAGGTGCAAAAGTCACCTTTTAATTCCTCCGTTTTGAAGGATAGGAGGATAATCTCCTACAGGCCAGAACGGCCTCCTGAGGCCAGAATGACCTCGCTCTCCGAACCGGGGGCAAAACCGAGAACTCTTTCGGTTAACAGCTGGTGGCTGTTGTGCCTGTTCCAGGCAATGAGACAGATGGTGGAACCCATCTTGGCCAGAGATGGCCGAGCCCGAATCGGGCTCAGACAGACCAATAAGTTATGGTCTTTTCTTAAGTTACTTAAGAATCTCAATATTGAGAGCCCAATTGGGCAATCTACTGACTATAAAGCCAGTACAGACTATATCAGTCTGAGCATGATCGAAACGATCTGGGGAGGGTTACTCTCCCAGGTGCCAAAATCGCACCCATTCCTTGTTTTTAAGGAACTTGTGTGGTACCCACGCAAATTAGTAATCACTAATACCAGAGATCCTCTGCTGGCCAGAGATTGGCCTAGCCACAAATGTGGTTCTTTCATGGGCGAACCGCTCAGTTTCATGACCTTAACGGCCATTAATCTTCTCATTGAAGATATAAGTAGTTACTACTTTTCAACGGATATTCCGTTGTATGATGAACCATCATTGGAGTTCACGGGACGTGAACCCTGTGCAATCACAGGTGACGACCTAACGGCCGTAAGGACCTGCGAAGCGCGGGTACACCTTTTTAATAAGGTTGCCACAGATGCTGGCATGGTACTTTCGAAAGGAAAGGACTACATGAGTAGTAGGATCCTCGTATTTTGCGAGGACCATATTATTATGGTCAAGTCCGAGAATCGGACTATCTACACTTATGTAGATGTCGTGAAATCACGACTACTGACCACTATGGCCAGACAACACTCCGATAATCGGAGTTCAATCCTCGGTAAAGGGAGGATGCTGGATAACCAGCTGGCATATTTGCCATCTCCTCGTGCGAGGAATGGCTATATAGTCATGTATCAAAGAATCTTTGATCGGGCATTTAACCATGCCCCATTCCGGGATAAACTCCCGGTTTTCTTACCACCAAATTGTGGTGGGTTGGGTATCCCAACCACCAAGATGTTTACTTGGTTAAACCCATATATTTGGGCTATCAAGCGGATGCTTGACACGACCGATTTGGCCGAAAAATACGAGAATATTTCCCGTTTGCGTTCATTGAACGCCCGTCATAAGCACGGTATCGAAAATCGTTCGATAGCTGCTACCGCAGCTAAAGGAGAAATTGCCTCCTTTCAGATTGATCAATCTGATGACATAGAGATCATCTATGACCGTGTGGTGTACACGGAACGTGCGGTTTCACGTATAGTCGAAAAGACTACTGGTCGTGTCTCGACCGTGGACCCATATTCGGGTCAGTATGATTATACTGGCCTCAATAATGAGGCTGCCCTTTTGGGCTTCACCAGGTTTGGTGATGTTCTCGAAGAAATCGAGAGAGTCGTTAATTTTAACGAATTCCTGGCAGGACCCCAGGAGCGTACGCAACGTACGTTTGGCCGTTGGGTCAAAGCCCAAAGGAAATTTTGGGGGTCCAGATTGGACCTATCCGAACGCTCGGATCCAGGTGTTACACTTGGTGACTTGGAAAAACAAGTTAATCGGGCGTTTCCCGGTTTCGTGTATTTCACGACAGATAGCGAATCGCTACTAAAGGCCGGACCGTCCTTGCGGGTAGATTTCCGCTGCCAAAGACTTGGCAAGACCCCAGTTCCGGGTAAACGGGTTCCCCGTTCTACAGACAAAAGGTCTGGAATCCGAGTATCGGATTTAATTAGTGCCGCATCGGCGCTAGAACAATAAGTCCTGCCCACATATGTGGGTAGGCACAATTTTCTTGTGCGGGCAGCATTCGCTGCCGATGGCACGTAGGTGTGTGCCAGGGAAGAACTCCCTAGATCCTCCGTAGAGAACCTCGGATGACCCCAGATGCGGTGTGTTACACATCGGGTACTATGACAAGGTAACGTCTGTACCTGGGTATCT